ACATTTGGAACAACTAATAAATTATTATTTAGGGATGCGGCAATATACCTAAACTCTTCTACAGATGGTCAATTAGATATTGTAGCAGACACTGAAATACAGATAGCTGCAACAACAATAGATATTAATGGAGCTGTAGATATATCAGGAACAACTGCTGTTGGTGGTACAGTGCTTGGTGCAGCTGCTAAATTTGGTAGAGATGCTCATAACCTTATAGATTTTACCACTGATAATGCAATAACTTTTAGAGTAAGTAATGTTAATGAAATTACATTAGCTGCTAATAATTTTTCTCCAACAACAAGTGATGGTATTGCTTTAGGTAAGACAGATAAAATGTGGTCTGATCTTTTCTTAGCATCAGGTGGTGTTATTAATTTCAATAATGGTGATGTTACAATGACGCATTCTTCAAACAAGTTAGCTATTGCTGGAGGTCAATTAGAAGTTGCAGGTCTTTACTTATCACAAGCTGATCACATAATAGAAGATGGTTCTAGTTTTCTAGATGAGAACGACGATCCACTAATTGCATTTGAAAGTGGTGTAGCTAATATTACAGGTACAGCTGCATCAATATCTGGTATAACAAATAGTAATATAGTTCAGTTAGCAACTACTACAACTCAGACAGGTACTAAAACTTTTAGCGGTATTATAGATATAACAAACACAACAAATTCTTCAAATGCAACAGGAGATACTGGAGCTTTAAGATGTGAAGGTGGTGCTAGTATAGCTCAAAAAATATATGCAGGTTCTACAATAACTGGAGCTGCAGATGTAATAGCTTTTTCTGATAAAAAATTGAAAAAAAACATAAAAACTTTAGATGGTAAAAAAGTTTTAGAAATGAGAGGAGTTAGCTTTACTAGAAAAGATACCGGTGCAGAAAGCTCTGGAGTTATAGCACAAGAAATACAAAAAGTTGCACCTGAATTAATACACGACACTGAAGGTACTTTAGGTGTTGCTTATGGTAACTTAGTAGGTTACTTAATAGAAGCTGTAAAAGATCAACAAAAACAAATAGACGAATTAAAAACAATAATCAATGGCAGTTCCAAGTAGTGGTGTTATAAGTCTTGCTGGTATTAGAGCTGAACTAGCTACTAACACTTACAATGCTAGTGCAACAACAAATGCTAGTCTTTCAGATTGTTCTGATGGAAGTGTAGCTACAATAAACACTGGTAATGCCGCTAATGATAGACCTGATGGTAGTGCTCCTCATGCAATGTCTGAGTTTTACGCTTACGATCACGACATTGCAGCTGCATTTGTTGATGATATAAGTTTTGATTTTGATGGCGTTAATGATACTTTGTCAGCAACTGGTGATCTTCCTGCTGCTAATGCTTTAGAACAAGTAGGATCTGTTAGTATATGGGTTAAGCTAGATGCAATGTCTTCAAATGGACTTATATGGCAAATAAAAGCTGAAGAAGGAACTGATGATCAACTTTTTATTCTTTGGCAAAATGCTTCAGGCGTAATAAGAGGTAGTGTTAAATTTGGTGGTACCGCTAACACAGTTGATTCTGGTACTGGTTTTGAAGGAGATGACACTTGGCATCACATTGTAATGACTTGGAATTCTGGTACTAAAACATCAGCATTAAACGTTGTGAAATTATATGTAGACGGATCACAAACAGATTCAGATGCTATAGGAAACACATGGAGTAATGAATCACCTCCATCTAAGATGATATTTGGTAGAAATGATATAGCAGGTAATGCGTATTTTAATGGGCATATGAATGACATAGCTATATTTAGTGATGTTTTATCAGATAGTGAAGTTACATCTATATATAATTCTGGAGCACCAAAAGATGAATCTAGTCATTCAGGTTTACATGCATATTTTACAATGGAAGACTATACAGATGGAGATACTACATTAGCAGATGATTCTTCAAACTCTTTTGATTTAACAATAAACAATAGTACAAACATAGATAGCACAGACACCCCTTAATATGGCAAGAAAATACGTAATAATAAATAGTAGCGATGTAAGTTCTGTAGATTTTTCTCAAGTACAAGAAACTTCTATTAACACACTAAGATGGAATATAGATGAAACAAAAACAGTCGTAAAGTTTGAAGGAGACACACCTAATTTTCTAACAGGAAAAACACAATATAATCACGAAGAAATATTAGCTATATTAAATGATGTAAATGGTGAATGGTTTATAGAAGATACAAGTTTAGATTAACGGTTTTTATCTTTTACATATATGTATATCCGACAAAAAAATTAATTAAATAAATAAGTTATGGCAGACGCAATTAAATTCACAGAAGAAGAATTAAAATCACTTCAAGAACTTCAAGGAACTTACAACCAAATTACAATGGCAATGGGTCAATTATCATTAACTAGATTAGGTTTAGATAATCAAGAAGAACAATTAAAAACAACTTTAGTAGATACACGTACTAAAGAAAATGAATTAGCAAAATCTCTTACTGAAAAATACGGTAAAGGCACTTTAAATATAGACAGTGGAGAATTTACTCCAGAAACTATTCCGGAAACAGCAAAAAAGTCTAAATAAAACTTTATTTTTTAAAGTATAATTTATATTTATAGGTGACCTAAAAAAGGTCGCCTATATCAGTTTTGGTTTGCGATCTTTCTTTATATTTATATAGGAATAGCAACATTGAACTTAACAAAATAAAATTACAATAAGATGGCAGAAACTATTATTTCCCCAGGTGTATTTACAAGAGAAAATGATCTCTCGTTTTTACCACAAGGAGTAGGCGCTATTGGCGCAGCATTTGTTGGACCAACTCAAAAAGGACCAGCTTTTGTACCAACATTAATAAGAAACGGATTTCAAGATTTCATTAGAAAATTTGGAGATCAACACCCAGAAACATATGTACCTTTTGCAATAAAAGAATATTTACGAAATGCAGGAGTAGTAACAGTAGTTAGAGTATTGGCAGGTGGAGGTTACACTTATGGTGGTGCTGGTAGAGGAATTGCTTACATTACTACAAATGATGCTAAAAAAGAAATTATAGGTGTACTTGTTCCTTCAAGACAAGCTACAAGTGGAGTAGAAGTTACTCCTTCATCAATAAGTTTAAGTGGTTCTACAATAGTAGATTCAAAAGATAGTGGTCTAGCTCAATACGGAGATGTAGTTACATTAAAATTATTAGGAGGTAATACTCCAGGAGTAGGTGGTATAACTAACATTAGTACTTCATTTGATTCAACAAATAGTACTTATATAACTAAAACATTAGGTTCAGATGCCAATAATAATAAAAGTGGTGCTAATTCATGGTTAGGTGGAAAACCAGCATATTCTTACATACAATTTGATAATTTTATAGATCATATTAGTGGTGACCCATTAACATCAAATTCTCTTATACAATTAATAACAGGTTCAATAGAATCTGTATTTACAAGTTCATTTGTTGAAGGATATGATCATGCAAAAACTCCAATGATTACATCAGGATTTTTAGATAGTAGCCAAACAACAGTAGATTTATTTAAGTTCCACACAATAGCAGATGGTGATAATACAAATTCAGAATATAAAATTTCAATAGTTGGATTAAGAGACAATCCAGACATTGATGGTTTAGAACAATATTCAACATTTACAGTACAAGTTAGAGATTATAGTGATACTGATAAGTCACCAATTATTTTAGAAGAATTTAGTAGCTGTAATCTTGATCCTAATTCACCAAGTTTTATTTCAAGAAGAATAGGAGATAGATTTCAAGAATATAGTTCAGCTTTTGGAAAAGTAATAACAAAAGGAGATTATCCTAACATTTCAGAATTTGTAAGAGTTGAAGTAACAGAAGGGGTTAATGAAGGATCTTATTCACCAAAATATGAACCAAGAGGATTCCAACCAGTATTAGATACTATTAGTCCAGCATTTGAAGATGCAATAACATATTTAATGCCAGCTTACGTTTCAGCTTCTCAACAATTAATTGGAGGAAATTATAACTTAAAAGGATATTTAGGTTGGGACTTTACACATTTAAACAATTCAAATTGGATTAAAGCAACTCCAGTACAAACAGCAGCTGGAGGAGCTCCAACAACAAATAAAGGAACTAAATTTAATGTAGATCAATTATTTATGAATACAGGTGCATCAAGTGGGTTTGCATCAGAAGAAGGATCATCAGGACATGGTGGATCATTAAGTGCTTCAGTTTCATTAACAGGAGATTCAGGACCAAGAGCAGCAGATCTTAAATTTACAGTACCTTTCCAAGGTGGTTCAGATGGTATTGATCCAGCAAAAATTAGATTTTCAGGAGCCAATTTAGCAGCTAACAATGCATTTGGTTTTGATTTAAGTTCAACAAGTGCTGTAGGATATACAGGATATAAAAAAGCACTAGACATATTATCAAACCAAGATGAGTATGATATTAACATGTTAGCTTTACCTGGAGTAGTAAAACAATTACACGCCTCAGTAACGGACGCTGCAACAACAATGGCAGAAGATAGAGGAGATGCTTTTTATGTAATGGATTTAGCAATTGAAGAATCAACAGTAAGTAATGCAGTAAATGAAGCAAATGGTTTAGATAGTAATTATTCTGCTGTGTATTATCCATGGGTAAAAGTGCTAGACACTTCGCGTAATAAACCGATTTTTGTTCCTCCATCAGTTATAGTGCCTGCAGCAATTGCTGCGTCAGATCGAATTGGAGCTGAATGGTTCGCACCAGCAGGTTTAAACAGAGGAGTATTAGGAACTGTATTAGAAGCTAAAAATAGATTAAATCAAGCTGAAAGAGATAGCTTATATGAAGGAAGAGTAAATCCAATAGCAACATTCCCAGCAACTGGAGTTTGTATTTGGGGACAAAAAACACTTCAAGTAAGACCTACAGCTTTAGATAGAATTAATGTTCGTAGATTACTAATTACACTTAAGAAATTTATCGCAAGTTCTTCTAAATTCTTAGTATTTGAACAAAACACACTTCAAACTAGAAATAGATTCTTAAATATAGTTAATCCATATTTAGAATCAGTACAACAAAGACAAGGATTATTCGCTTTTAGAGTAGTAATGGATGAAACAAATAATACACCAACAGAAATTGACAGAAATAAATTAATTGGTGCGATTTATTTACAACCAACTAAAACAGCTGAATTCATAGTACTTGACTTTAATGTATTACCAACAGGAGCTACATTCCCTGCATAAAAGTTAAAAAGTAATATATTTATAACGGAATAAAAAATAAAATAAAAAGATGGCAATATTAAACACAAACGACATGATGTACACAGCATTCGAACCTAAGTTGCAAAACAGGTTTGTAATGTTCATCGATGGAATTCCAGCATTTTTAGTAAAAAAAGTTGGTAGACCAAATATTCAATTTGGAGAAGTAACTCTTGATCACATTAACGTGAAAAGAAAAATCAAAGGTAAAGCTGATTGGCAAAACATTACAGCTGAACTTTATGATCCAGTAACACCTTCAGGTGCCCAAGCAGTAATGGAATGGGTTCGTTTGTCACACGAGTCAGTTACAGGTAGAGATGGTTATTCTGATTTCTATAAAAAAGACATTAGATTTAACGCAT